GACGCAGGCGACCGTCGAGGGCTACTCGGCGGAGGCATGGCGTAGGGTGTGTGCGGAGGCCGACGACGCCAGCGCGGCGCGGCCGACCATCGCGGGGACGCTGGCCCTCTCACTCGAGCAAGCGGCCGAGGCGCGGGAGTACAAGGCGGTCGCGTCGCTCGCCGACACGTGGAGCAAGGTCGTGGGGGCGCGGGCGCCTGAACGCCACGAGCACGCGCACGTCGTGGCGCAGTTCGAAGCGCTCCCGCGTGAGGGGAAGGTCTCGTGGCTCCGCGAGCGCGCGGCGCGCCTCCTCGCCGAAGCGGACCGCCTCGACGCAGTGGATGCAAGCGGCTGAGCTCCTTGCGATCGACGAGGTCCTGAGCCGCGTCTGTCGCCGCTCGTACGTTCCGCACAAGCCTCACGCGAAACAGGCGGAGTTCCTTGCGCTCGACTGCCGGGAGGCCCTCTACGGCGGCGCTGCGGGCGGAGGAAAGAGCGACGCGCTCCTCATGGCGGCGCTGCAATACGCCCACGTCCCCGGGTATAACGCCCTCATCCTGAGGCGGACCTACGCCGACCTTTCGCTCCCCGACGCGATCATGGCGCGCGCGAAAGAATGGCTCGCGGGCACCGACGCCGAGTGGAACGACCGGGACAAGCGGTTCACCTTCCCAAGCGGCGCACGCCTTCAGTTCGGGTTTCTCGACACCGACAAGGACCGCTACCGCTACCAGGGCGGCGCCTACCAGTTCATCGCCTTCGACGAGCTGACGCAGTTCCCAGAGGCGTGGTACCGCTACCTCTTCTCGCGCCTCCGTCGCCTCGTGGGCACCGAGGTTCCAATGCGCGTGCGCGCCGCCACGAACCCCGGCGGCATCGGCCACGAATGGGTGCGGCGTCGGTTCATCGAGCCCGGCGACGACGAGCGGCCATTCATCGCGGCACGCCTTGACGACAACCCGAGCCTCGACGCTGAGGAGTACCGGGGAGCGCTCGCTGTCCTCGACACGACCACGCGGCGGCAGCTTGAGGAAGGCCTGTGGATACGCGACGCGGAGGGCTTGGTCTACCGCTACTCCGAGACGCGGAACGTTGTGGCGACAGCGCCTGTATGCCAGCGCTACCTACTCGGCATCGACTACGGTGCGCGCTCGCCCACCGCGTTCGTCCTCCTCGGGTGGCGGCTTGGCGACCCCACGGTGTACGTCATCCGTGCGTGGAAGCGGGCCGGCATGTCCCCCAGCGAGGCCGCCGAGGAAGTCATCAAGGTCAAGGAGGCCTACCCGCTGTCTCGCATCGTCGGCGACACGGGAGGGCTCGGCGCGGGCTATGTTGAGGAGGCCCAATACAGGTTCAAGCTTCCGATTGAGGCCGCAGAGAAGACGAACAAGCTCGGGTACATCAAGCTGCTGAACGGCGACATGGAGCGCGGTCGCGTGAAGGTCGTCCTCCGCGACTGCGAACCGCTCACGAGCGAGTGGTTGGAGCTTCCATGGCATGAGAACCAGGAGAAAGAGGCGCCCGGGTTCGACAACCATTGCGCCGACGCGATGCTCTACGCGTGGCGCGCGGCGTACGCGTGGACGCAGAAGGAGACCACGCCGGGCGAGCCCACGACGACCGCCGAGGCCGTGCAGAAGGCCGCCCTGAAGCGCAAGGAAGAGTTCCTTGTCGCGCGCGAGAAGGCACGGAAGCGCGAGGAGCGGAAGGGGCCGCTGCCCATCACGCATCGCCGCAGATAGACGCCGCAGTTTCTGGGGAGCGAGCTTCGAAGCGGTCGCGCTACGTCTCCAGGCGTGCTGCGACCGATTCGCGACAACGTCCGCATCACGCGCCTCGAGGGGCACGGGATTGAGGGCGTCAGCCCGGGCGGCATCATCCTCCCGGCGACGCGCGAAAAGAGCGTCCGCACGAAGGGCGACTACTTCCGCGCACGCGTCGAGGCGATCGGCCCTGACGCTCGGTACGCCGATGGCGAACTCACGCCTGGCGCGGAGGTCCTGGTCTACACGTACTCGGGCACCGCGGAGAGCGTGTTCACGGGCGCGGATGCCGATGAGTACGGCCTCTTCGTGAAGCCTGACGACATCCTTTGCGTAGTGGAGGACACATGAGCGACGACGTAGAGCCCTGCCCCGACGAGCCGGAGCCCATCACGGAGCCGCGTCCCGTCCCGGTGCGCAAGCCGCGAGGCTTCGCCGCGATGGACCGCGCCAAGGTCGTGGCCATCTCCTCGAAGGGCGGGAGGGCCGCACACGCCGCCGGCACCGCGCACACGTTCACGGCCGACGAGGCCCGCGCCGCAGGCAAGAAGGGCGGGAGCGCTCCGCATGCGCGACGAGGACGCCGACCACGGAAGGTCGACGCGGCGTGATCCTCGGCCTCGACCGCCACCCCGCGGCCGCGTGCTTCGCGGAGCTGGACGACGCCATCACGGCCATGCGCCCGAAGGATGCGCCGCCCGTCGTGCTGAACGCGCACGCCTTCCCCGATGAGATCCCGCCCGGCGCCATCGTCTACAACCTGGAGAACGTAGGACTCCAGGTGTCCCCTAATGCCTTCGGGGGTCACGCTGTGTGGGACTTCTCAACGACCAACTTCGCCAAGTGGGACCGGGCCGTGACGCACGTCCCCATCGGCTACCACCCGACGATGGAGCGCTTCACGATGCGGCCGTGGGCGGAGCGCGACATTGATGTCGTGTTCACAGGCAACCGCAACCTGCGACGGGTCGACATCCTCCAGCGCATTCGTGACGCCGGCATACGCCTAGCCCTCATCGGCCCTGGAGAGGCCTACGGCGGGCTTCGGAACTTCATCCTCGCCAGGTCGAAGCTGGCGATCAGCATGCTGCAGTTCGACGATGGCATTCACCCCGTGCTGCGCTCCGCGCACTGCGTTGCGAACAAGCTTCCGATGGTGTGCGAGATGGCTCCCGAGACGCCCTCGTGGGTGCCGCTCAAGTGCCGCTACGACAACCTCGTGAAGGTCGTCGGGCGTCTGCTCCGCGCTCCTCACTTTCTCGCGAACATGGCTGACAAGGCGTACGAGGCCTTCAAGGCGTGCCCCATGGTGCTGCCGTGAACCTCGCCATCTGCGTCATGCACGCGGCTTTCGAGCCGGCACGCAAGGCGTCGCTGTCGAAGCTCCTTCAGCGCCTCGGCATGGGCCCATTCATTGCGCGGGACTACGACCGCCGGGGAGCGTGGCCAATCGCTCGGCGCTGCTGGGAATATGGCATCGAGCACGGCGCCGATTGGATCATCGTCCTGAACGACGACGCCGAGCCCTGCGAAGACTTCATCCGCCGCGCCGAGCGGGCACTATCGCAGCGCGACCCCCGCGATCCGGTGTGCTTCTACACCGCGCACGAGAAGGCGGCTGTCGCCGGGGCGGGGCCTGCAGACTGGTACACGACGCATGACGACCTCGTGGGTGTCGGCTGCGCCCTCTCGCGCGCGTCCGCGATGGAGTTCCTTGCGTGGGTCGACGCGAACCCAGACCTCGAGGACTTCAGCGACGACGGTCGCATCAACCTGTGGGCCATGGCCACGCGCCGCCGCATCTACACGACGGTTCCGAGCCTCGTCGACCACCAGCTACCGGCCGAAAGCCTCGTCGAGTCGCCCACGACCGCGGTCGCAGGGGCACGCCGCGCCGTCGTTCCACCTACGCCATCGCAGCCCCTCCTCGAGGAGGCCCCAGCGCTTGTCACCCCCCACCTCGGCCGCGCACGCTCCGGCAACCATTGGGAGCTCCTCCACCGCGTCAGAACGCTGGACGTGGCCACGATTGAGGCCGCCTACCTCGCGCACCGCCACGGCGAGCCCGTCAGCCAGCGGCCCCATGTCTTCCTCGCGATGCCCGCCTACGTCACGCCGGAGGCCGCCGTACGCGCCTCGGTGCAAGCCATCATCCTGGACCTCCAGGCGCACGGCATCGGTGCCACCTACTTCGAGACGCCGGGGGACAGCCTCGTAACGCGCGGGCGTCACGCGCTCGTCCACGAGTTCCTGTGCTCGCCTGCAACGCATCTCCTCCAGTGGGATGCAGACATCGAGTGTCAGGACGCGACGGCCGTCCGGAAGATGGTCGAGAGCGGCTTCGACGTCGTGGGCGGGGCCTACCCGTGGCGCGATGGCTCCGGCCGCGTCGTGGCGAACCCGCTTCGCCAGACCGTCGAGGAGAAGTATGTCGACCTCGACGCGAAGAGCTCGTGCATCAAGGTGTCCGAGGTCGGGACGGGATTCCTGCTGACGTCGCGGAGGGCGATCGTCGACCTCCAGGCGCAGCACCCGGAGCTCCTCTACATGGCGGACATCGAGCCGTACGTCGGCGCTCCCATGTGGGCGCTGTTCGACGCGTACCTCGAGCTCCGCGCCGAGACCGGCAGGAAGCGCTACGCCTCCGAGGATTGGCGATTCTGCCAGCTCGCGCGCGATGCGGGCTACGACATCCACGTCTACTACCCGCCCATATTCCGTCACTGGGGCAAGCACGCGCACGCTGGTCACATCACGACCGCGTGGGGCATGAGTGGCAAGGAGCCGGCTCCGTGAGCACGCCCTTCCTCATCCGCCCGTGGAAGCCCACCGATAAGGCGTTCATCACGCATTCGTGGCGCATGTCCTTCGAGGGCACGCCTGCGGTGCAGGGCGCGGACCGCGAGCATTACCGCGGGGAGATGATCCGAATGGTCGACCGCGTGCTCGACCGCGCCACGGTGCGCGTTGCGTGCGATCCGGCCGATCCTGACACCATCGTCGGGTGGGTCGCGTTCACGGACGGCGTCCTTCACTGGGGATTCATCAAGGAGGCCTTCCGCGAGGATTGCTCGCTCGCCGACCTCCTCGAAGGCGTCAAGATCGACGCCTACATGTTCAAGGGCCGCACGCTGCAGCGCGCCCTCGTCGGCGTCGATGGCTGCGACCAGAAGGTCGACGGCGACGGTCGCGTCGCATGGGTTGCCCCCAAGGGGTGGAAGTTCACACCGAGGTTCACGCTATGAGCGAAGAGACCACCGACGAGAAGAACATCGTAAAGCTCCGCAAGGAGCTCGAGGACCTCAAGCAGCAACTGCAGGCCGCCACGCAGTCAAATGCCATCTTGAGCACCGTCATTCGCGTGCAAGCAAAGGTCCTCGGCGGATGAGCGAAGCCTACACCGACCTCGGAGAGTACGAGTCGCTTCGCGTGGGGAACGAAGTGCACAAGCTTCGGCACTCGCACCACTACAAGCTGATCCAGTCCGGCCCCGGGCAGACCCTCATGCTCTCCACGCGGAGCGGGTACACCACCTTCCGCATCGTCGAGAGTGGTCTCGAGATCCCTCTGGCGAACGTGGCGAGCGCCATCCCGAAGGGCGCTCAGCTCGCGTCGCGGATGAGCAAGACCACGGGGTCACGCCTCACGCCGAGGCCGGTCGTAGAGAAGAAACAGAAGCGCAAGGAGCCCGACGATGCCGTTGGATGAAGCCCGAGCGAAAGCCCGGTTCATGCGCGAGGTCGGCGCGACACACACCTCGTGGAATGGCGACGACCTCACTTCGCTCACGCTCGCGCCCGTCGCGGTGCAGCGCCCCGTAGGCCCCGCCGCCAGCATGGGCGACATGCAGAAGCGCCTCGAGGCCGCCGCCCAGAAGCAACACGACATCATGTTTGCGGCCTCCAGTGTGAAGCCGAAGCTCGAAGCGCCCCAGCCGCGCCCCGCCGTCGTACCTCGCGCTGTTCGCGCGAAGCTCGAAGCGGCGCAGCGTGGCGAAATCGACGGATAAGCGCCGCGGCCAAACCCGCGTCGAGAGGGTCCTCGCGAAAGAGCATCCGAAGGACGTTCGGTGGTACCGCGAGGACGAGCCGCATCAGACGCTCTTTGATCAGCTCGACCGCTTGCAGCGCCTCACCGCGCCGCGCCGCCGGCAAGACATCTACTTCGCCTGCCTCTACGACGATGCGGAGTTCTCGACGCTCCTCGGCTCGCAGGCCGTCGGAGAGTTCACGCCGCAGACGATGACGACGAACATCGTCAAGCGCCAGGTGGACGCCTTCGTCGCGAAGCACACGAAGAATCGCCCCGTGCCGATGGCGCTCACCACGGGCGGGACCTACTCGGAGCAGCGCCGCGCGAAGTCGCTCAGCAAGGCATTCGAGGGCGTGCTCGATCAGGTCGGCTATTGGGATACGCGCCCGCTCATTCGCCGCGATGGTGCCGTATTCGGCTCCGGCTTCGCGCTGAACCATCGCATCGGCAAGAAGCTCTTTCACGACCGCGCCTACCCGTGGGAGTTCCTCGTCGATCCGCGCGAAGCCATGTACGGCAAGCCGCAGACGCTCATTCTGCTCCGGTACGTTGACCGCCTCGTGCTCATGGAGCGCTTCCCCGGCAAGGCGGAGGCGATCCTCGGCTCCGAGGGGAAGCGCGCCGATACCGCGTTCAACATTGGGTGGGATGAGACGTGCGACCTCGTCCTCACCGTCGCCGCATGGCACCTGCCGAGCGGAGAGGCGACTGATAAGGACGCGAAGGGCGGCCGGTACGCGCTCTGCGTCAGCGACGCGACACTCACCGAAGGCGACTACCGTCGCGACAGGTTTCCGATCAGCAAATGGGACTTCTCGCCCGGCATCGTCGGCTGGCGCGGCGAGGGCATGGCGAAGCAGCTCGCCGGCCTCCAGTACGAGGTCAACGCGGTGGGCCTGCGTCTGCAGGAACAGGCCTACATGGCCGGCACGTTCGTCTGGACGCCGCCCGACTCGGGCCTCGAGTCTGAGATGCTCGACAACGGGGTGTTCACGCACCTCGTCTCGGCCGTGAAGCCGGAGTTTTTCAACGCTCCGCCGTGGCACCCGCAGTTTTTCGATTGGTACATGAACCTCCGCGGACGCTTCCCCGCAGAGGAGTCGCGCCTCTCCGAGATGGCGACGCGCGGCGAACTCCCGCCCGGCCTCGAGTCCGGCAAGGCCATCCGCGCCTGGAACAACCAAGACGACCAGGCCTTCCTACCTCAGGGCCGCGAGGATGAGCGCGACGCCATCGACACCGCTTGGCAGCTTTTCGACCTCCTCGAGGAAATCCACGAAGAGGGGACAGAGGACTCCGAAGAGTCCACATATGAGATCCAGATCGAACGCCGCGCCCACGGGCAGACGCTTCTCGAGGACACCGATTGGAAGAAGGTCCGCATGGACCGGAAGACCTTCAAGCTGAAGGTGTTCCCCACGTCGATGCTCACCGGTACGCCGGCCGAGAAGTATCAGACCGCGAAAGAGATGGCCGCCGACGGCCTCCTCAGCATCGACGAGGTCTACAGCCTCCTCGACATCCCGGACATCCAACGGATCTTGAACCTCCGCGGCGCGCCTCGTCGCGCCATCGAGAAAATCCTCGAGGAAGTCCTCGACGCCGACGATCCGGAGAGCGCGTACGTGTACCCCGAACCGCCGATGAACCTCGAGCTCTGTCGGGCGCTCGGACTCCTGACGTACCTCGACGCGTTCACGAACAACGCCGAACCAAAGAACCTGAAGTGGGTCCTGAAGTTCGCCCTCGACGCCGAGCAACAGATCGAGATGGCAGACGACGCTGCGGCCATGGCTGGCGGTCCGGGCGGAGCTCCCACCGACGAGCCGCTCCCGCCGCCCGACGAGGCGCTCCCGCCCGACATGGGTGCGCCTCCAGGCATGGGTCCGCCGCCGCCGGAGCAGCTTTTCGCGCCGCCGCCGGAGCAACCCCTTCCTGCCAACGCAGTCCCGCCGGCCGCTGTCGCGCCGGTTCCCGGTGTCTGATGCCCGACCTCGCGAAAGTCCAAGCCGTCGAATCCAAGCTCGTCGCGGAGCCCGCGCCTGCTCCCGAGAAACCCGCCGCCGCTCCCCCTGACGGCGGGGCCTCGGGGTCAGGCTCGGCCCCCGTGGCGCCTGGAGAGGGTGCGGCTCTAAGCGGCCCCGATGACCCAGGGTCGCCGCCACGGGAGGCCCCTATCGACCATGCGCGCCTCCGCGCGAAGCTCGAGGCCGATCGCGAGCGCCGCGCTCACGCCGCACGCCGCAAGCAAGCCGAGGAGGACGCCGCCGCAGCCAAGAAGGCCCGCGAGGAGGCCGAGGCCGAGAAGGCGAAGTGGTCCAACGTTGGCAAGGGCAAGAGCTACCTCGACACCATCAAGGAGCTCGGGCACGACCCCGCCAAGACCTACGAGGAGATGCGGACCGAGGCGCTGAAGGCCGGCACGCCTGAAGCGCGGATGGAGGCAATGGAGCGCGCCTTCGAGGCGAAGATCGCCGCCGAGCGCACCGAGCGCGAAGCGCTGGCGAAGCAACTCGAGGATGAACGCAAGGCGACCGCGGAGGCGCAGAAGGCGGAGCGTGCGCGCGCATCGTCGCAGGCGTTCGCGTCCGACTTCGAGCGTGGCCTCCGCGATCCGAAGTTCGAATCGCTCACCGAAGAGTACGAGCCGGCTCAGCTCTTCCGGATCGTGCACTCGCTCCGCGCAAACCCCGCGCACTTGTTCGAACGCGCCGAGGACTTGCGGGTGAATTTGACGCACGACGATGGATCATTCACGATGAGTGACATCCTCTCCGTGATGAAGGCGACGCAAGAGCGTCACCACGCACGGCTCGAGGAGCAGCGCCGGAAGAAGACCGCAGCGGCGCAACCGAGTCCGGCCGGCAAGCAACCGCCTGCAGCGACAAAGCCCCCAACGGTCAACGGCACCGCAGAGCGCAACGCCGGAGCGTCACTAGGCAATCAACTCGCCGCTACTCGCGCGGCCGACCCGTCTCCCCGCAAGGAGTCGAAGGAAGAGCGTCTAGCTCGTCTCGGCGCGAAGTACGGCTGATCCGCTCTTCGTTCACGCGGCACGTCAGGGGATGACCGGAGAGCCCGAAAGGGCTCTGCATGGCTGCTAACAGTGTTGCGAACGTTCCCCTCATCCTCAAGGAGCTGTGGGAGGACGAGGTCGAGGACTACCAGTACAAGGACAAGCCTTGGTATGCGATGATCCCGAAGGACACTTCGTGGTCCGGGATCAAGCGCCACATCACGGTCAAGTACGCGAACGGCGCTTCGACTAGCTCGAAGTTCAACGTCGCGAAAAACCGCAAGCGCGTGGCGAAGTTCGCCGCGATGGAGGTCCAGACCGCTGACCTCTTCACGCTGTGGAGCATCGACAACAAGCTGAAGACCCTCACTCGCGACGAGAAGGGCTCGCTGGTTCGGATCGTCAACGACGCGACCGAAGACGCGATGAAGAAGTTCAAGCGCCGGACGACGTTCCAGCTCTGGCGTAACGGCGGCGGCGCGATCGCCAAGCTCGCCACGGGCACGTCGGGCACCAACCTCACCTTCGAGAACCACAACGACGTCCGCAACCTCGACGTCGGCGATGTCCTCGAATTCGCGGACGACGACGGTCGCGGCGGCGCGGGCGTCTACGACGGCGTCCTCACGGTCACGGAGATCGACGAGGACGCGGGTACCGTCACGGTGGACGCGAGCATCGCGACCATCACGGGCCTCGCGGTCGGCGACTTCGTGTTCCACGAGGGCGACTACGGCGACGATGACCACGTCATCAAGGGCGTTCCCGCCTACGTCTGCCTCGAGGAGCCCAACACCGGCGACGAGCCCGGCTCCATCTGGGGCATGGACCGCACGACGTTCCCAACCCGACTCGGCGGGCACCGCTTCACCCCGAGCGCAAACCTCCAGGTCATCGAGGCCGTGAAGGAGGCTCTCACGAAGTGCTCGCGGCGCGAGATGGACATCACGCACATCTTCTGCTCGCCGGAAATCTTCAACGAATGCGAGATGTCCCTCGAGGGGAACCGACGCTACGCCGACACGAAGATCGGAAACGTCGGCTTCACGGGCATCAAGTTCACGAAGCAGAACGGCGGAGAGGCCGCGCTCTACGCGGACGCGGATATCCCGCTCGGGCCCTCTGGTGAGGAGCTCGTCTACTTCCTCGCGAAGGACACGTGGAAATTCCACACCGCGGAAGAGTGGCCCATGTGGCTCACCGGCGCGGGCGAACGAATGCTCGTCGAGGAGAACTCGAACGCCATCGAGGGGCGCATCGGCGGCTACGGAAACTCGTACACGAAGGCCGCCGGGCAAAACGGCGTCCTTCTCCTCGGCTGAAAGGAGGCCTGAACCATGAGTAACGACCAGAAGCGAATGAGCGAGGCCCTCTCGAAGCTCGAGGGCTCCAACACCGACTACGACGGGGACATCCCCGACAACGCGCGGACGTTCATCCGCCGCCACGTCAGCTTCACGACGTCGGCGACGAACGCGAACGGCTCGAACGCCATCAACGCCAACGCGTCGCTGTCTCAGTGGCGCGCACCGGGTAACGGGCGCCTTGTCATGGCGCACTTCATCCCGAGCGCGACCGCCACGGCCAACGACTCGGACTACGCCAACATCAAGGCGATCAAAACGCAGGCGAACGGCGTCGGCGCGGGGACCTCGATCGCAGCCGCGAACACGAGGCCCTCGGCAAACGGTGGCACGGGCTCGCTCGCTGTGGGCGCGCCGGTCGCGCTCACCGTGACGGACCATGCTAACGCCAGCTTCACTCAGGGCCAGGTTCTCGCCCCCCTCGTCGCCATGACGGCGAACGGCGTCGCGCTCTCCGCGGGCACCCTGGAGCTCGTGGTCGAGCTCGAAGGCCCGTGGGATGAGGCGAACTGATGACGCTTCGTCGTCCTCAGAAGCTCCATCAGGTCCAGACGCCGGACGAGGGCCTGGTCCTCGTTCCGTTCAAGTTCCAGGTCAACAACACCTCGGACGCGGACCATCTGTCGGGGGACACGCTCGTGTCGGCGGCTTTTGCCGAAGCGGGGGAGTACCTCTGCACGCTTCGCGACAGCTACGCCGTCTGCTTCGGCGGCTTCGCGAGTATCTCCAACACGGCCGATGACGTAGACCTCTACGCCAAGGTAGACAGTTCCTCCGTCGTCAGCGCTGGCACCTTCACGGTGCGGTGCATGACGGCGGCGACGCAAACCACTCCCACCAACGACACGTTCGTGAGCGGCTTCTTGGTCTGCAAGAAGACGACGAGGGCGGCCCGCGGTGGATGAGTACATGCCGCCGAGCAAACCGAAGGTGAAGGCCGCAGCGTCTTCGCCTTCGGCGGATGCCGCAAAGGACGTCCTCGCCGCCATGAAGGCAGGGGACGCAACGGCGCTCGACCTCGCTCTCACCCGACACTACGAGTCCTGCTCCTCGGAGCCCGACGAGGACGACACCGACGAGGAGGTCTAGGCCATGGCGCGACAGCGCTCCGGCGAGGACCTCATCAACGATGCGCTCGTGAAGGCCGACCTCGAGGCCTTCACGAGCCGCTATCCGCGCCCGGAGGTCCTCCGTCACGTTAACCAGGGCGGCGCAGAGCTCTGGGACATCCTCCTTGATGCTCGCGGGAAGGCCTTCGGTCGCTCGGCTACGCCGTGGGAGATCACGACCACGGCCGACACCATCGAGTACACCGACGACTTTCCCGACGACTTCCTCGAGCTCCTCTCCGTTCGGCTGAAGTGCCCGTTCGGTCAGATGCTCCGGCCGCTCGCGTCTCCCGAGGAGGCGTTCCTGCGGATCACCAGCGGGGGGCAGGCCTTCCCGGATTACTACGAGCTCATCCCGGGCGGCATCCAGCTCTTCCCGGAGCATCAAGCGGGGTGCTGCGTCGTCGTGGAGTACGCCGTGTGCTTCACCGACGTGGAGGACTCGGCATCGAGCTACGTGGACGGCGTCGACGGGTGGGAGGACTACCTCGTTTGCCACGCCGCGCGAGAGCTCGCCCTCAAGGAAGGGGAGATCGAATTCGCGCGTGAGATGTCCGCAGAGAAGGCCGGGATCGCGCTCCGCATCAAGAAGCGCGCGCCGAGTCGCGATGCGTTCCGCGCCCGTCGCGTGAAGGACGTCCGCGGCGAGCGCTTGGCCATGGGCCGAGGCTGGCGATGGTAAGGCCCGCGGCCGTGCAGAGCGGCGGCAAGGAGTACACCGGCGACCGGCAGACGGACGCCGTGTGGCAACGCCTCCGCACAATCGGAGGCGTCCTCCAAAATTCCCCCTTCATCAACGGTCGCCTCATCACCGAAGAGGACGACGCCCCGAAGGGCTCCGGCCTCTCGTTCACGGGCGGCACGCCGCGGACCATCGCGCATCGCCTCGGCCGCCGCGCGGTCGGGTTCCTCGAGGTGTACGCCGCCGACGTGCCGAGCCCTGCGCTCGTGCTGCTCCGCCCCGTCGCGTTCCCCGCCGGCAAGTCGAGCGACCAATTCGTCTCGGTCGAGTCGGACGGCTCGGGCGCCTGCTTCCTGTGGGTCTTCTGATGCGGACGGGCCAGATCATCCAGTTCCCGCTGCAGCGCGGCCTTTCGGAGGACCTGAACCCGAAGGGCCAGCCCATGAGCGCCCTGAAAAGCGGCGTCAACATCCGCTGGCCTCGGGAGGGCGTCATCGGGAAGCGCTTCGGGGCGGCCCCGCTCGCCACACCCTCCGCGTCCACGGGCATGTCGAGCTTCGGCACGGTGCGTAGGTTCATCCCGCGCGCCGATACGCTCAGCATCACCGACGGCGACCGCATCGCCACGTATGACCCGGTCACGGAGTCGTGGCTTCGCGGGAGCCGCGTGAGCCCGGTCTCGCTCAAGTGGAGCACGCTCGTCGACGACCAGACGGGCGTCGCGTCCGCGGACGCTGCGATCAGCGGCGACCTCATGATCTCCGCATGGGTCACGGGCGACCCGACGCGCCGGCCAGAGTTCATCCCGACGCCCGACGTGGGCGGCGTCTGCCTCGTCGAAGTGAAGAACGTGGCCACGGGCGAATACTTCAAGCGCCCCGTCCGGCTCTCTCTCACCGGCGCGCGGCACGTTCGCGTCCTCGTGGCTGGAGGCTACGCCCTCGTCCTCTACTCGACGGGGGCCCTGGTCTCGTGCGTCTCGATCAACCTGACGACCGCCGCGCAGGGCTCGACTCAGATCCTCGCGGGAGACGTCGCGAACACCGCGAACGTCCGCGGGCGCTTCGACGCGATCCTCCTCGCGAGCGGCGTCGTCGCCATCGCCTACGAGAAGGACCTCGGCGGGCTCAAGATTGCCGCCAAGCGCTTTACCGTGTCGAGCGGGTCCCTCTCGCTCGCGACGGCCGCCGACATTGGGCCCGACACCACGCTCCTTTCGATGCGCATCGTGGAAGATCCGGTCTCGGCCCGCATCTACGTCCTCTATTCGCACCTCTACACCGGCACGCAGTGGGACATCGCGACGGAGCGCTACCGCGTGCGCCTTCTCGCGGTCGGCAACGTGTCGCTCGGGTCTTCGCTCTCCGCCGCGACCGTCGACAACGACTTCGCCGCGACGCAGGTGTCCATCAAGCTCATCTCGACGAACGTCCTCGCCGCCGCATGGTCGGGCGTCGCGCTCGCTGTGACCGTGAGCACGGTTCCCGTCGCGGGCGCGCGCGTGGCCTCGCTTCGGAGCGCGAAGCTCACGTCGACCGGCTCGAAGACGACGGGCACCTACAGCCGGTCGACTGGCCTCGAGATCCTCTCCGACATCTTCGCGCCGACCATCGCGGGCGCGGCCAGGTACTACGCCTATGCCTGCGACGCGCGGTATGCCGGCACCTTCGTCTACGACACGGCCGACGCGGCGACGCTCCTCCAGACGCCGAGCGTGTCCTCGTACCTCGTGGAGCTCGACATGGCTGGCACGGAGGCCGACAACGCCCCGCACCGCATCGTGGGGAAGGTCGACCACGACATCGGCGGCGTCTTCCAGACGGGGCGCGTGGCCGCCGTTCCGGGCGTCGACTCGGAGACCTTCTACGCGCTCCTTCCGTTTCAGGCGACCGCCAACCCCGTGTCGTTCAACTGGCGCTGTGGGCTCCGCCTCGTGCGCATGACGGCCGACGTCGACCTCATCGCCGATCCGTGGCGGAACGTCGCGATGGGCGGGGAGGCGTACATCCAGGGCGCGCACTTCCAGGCGTGGGACGGCCGCACGGTCTTCGACTACGGCATGCGCGCGCCCTACGTGGTCGACGCCGGCAACGTGTGGCTCCCCGACACCGCCAACGGCCTCATGGCGAATGGGACGTACATCTACCAGGCGACGGCCGGGTACCGCTCGCGCGCGGGCATCCTCCACCGCGGACCGCTGTCCATCACGAAGGACATCGACGTCACATCCCCGAACAGCAACACGGGGTCGGTCTACGGCGTCCTCGGCTCCGCGAGCATCGACGGAAAGCAGACGTCAGAGACGGGCTTCGGCGCGGACTCGGCGGGGTGCGTCTTCCTCGACCTCTATCGCTCCGAGGCCGACGGATCCGCGCTCTACAAGCTGACGTACGAGCCTCGATACAACACCCTGCTGAACACGCCGACGTCCCAGATCCTGGAGTTCCACGACAAGCGGGCCGACGAGGACATCACCGACGAGGCCGCGGACGAAAGTCCTGGGGGAAGCGGCGCCCTTGTCGTCCCTGACATCGCGCTGGCCACGAGGCCGCTTCCGTACACGTCCGGCGGCGACCTCGAGGATTGCCAGCCGCCCGCGCCCTACACGGTGCACCTCCAGGGCGGCCGGATCTTCATCGTCACGGGGAGCCGCCGGGAGATCTGGTTCTCGAAGGACGCGAAGGAAAACCCGGGGATTGCGCCGGGATTCTCTCCCGTGCAGATTGAGGTCTACGAGCACGACATCACGGCGCTTGGGGCGCTCGATGACAAGCGCATCGTCTTTTGGGAGCGGGGGATCTGGTACATCGTCGGCGACGGTCCGAACGTCAGCGGGACGGACAACAGGTTCTCTCCGGCCCTCCCGATCCAGACCGACGTGGGGTGCACGAACCCGCGGAGCGTCGTCGCGTGGCCGGGCGGCCTCGTCTTCCAGAACGGATCGGACCTCTACAACCTGTCACGCGGCCTCGAGGTCAGTTGGATCGGGAAGGACGTGACCGAGACGCTCGAGGCCTACCCGACCCTCACGAGCGCCGTGCTCGTCGCGACGGAGAACGAGCTTCGGTTCACCTGCAACGGCGAGGGCGGCGGCATCGTCGTCGTCTTCGACTACCAGCGCGGCACGTGGTCGACGCGCACCTACGAGGCCCTCGACGGGGAGGACATCGCCGACGCCTACCTCCACGACGGCGCCTACCTTCTCACCGGCGGCGGGCTCATCCTCCGCGAGGACACGACTACGCACCTCGACACGGTGGACGACGCCGACGCCTTCGTCGAGTCCACGGCGGAGCTCGAGTCGATCAGCCCGGCGGGCCCGGTGTCGTGGCAACGCGTTCGCATCGTGCGCGTCCTCGGAGAGTCGCTCAGTAACCACAGCCTCACGGTCGACGCGTCCCGCGATTGGGCTGAGACCTACGAGCAGACGGCGTCCTTCGCGGCCGGGTCTCCCGTGACGACGCCGAGCACGCACGAGCGCGCGGAGGTGGCTTTGACCATCCAGCGGCGTCAGGCTGTGGGGCTCCGCATCGCCGACGCCGCGCCGGCCAACACGACGACCTACCCGCTCGGCAACGGCGCGGGCTTTCAGCTCGAGGGGATCGCGCTGCTCGTCCAGCCGAGGCCGGGCATGCCGCGCGACACGACGACGAGGAGGAGCGGTTAGACCATGGCCGGCGAAGAATTTGACGACTATGGCATCCCCATTTACGAGGGCGAGGAGCACAGCGACAACTATGGCGGTCAGGCCTACCGCGGGCGCGGCCAGACCATTCATAACGGCAAGTACGTTTTTGGAACGGGCGCAGCGGAAGACGACATCAACCGCTTCCGCGAGATGGGCTCGCGCCGCGGGACCGGCGCACAGATCGACCAGTCGCAGAGCAACGAGACGCGAGGCCTGCAAATGGGCTCGCTCGCTGGCCTCGAAGCTGGCGCCAGCGGCACCACCAGCGACATGACGGCGCTCAACTCCGCCGCCTACGGCAACACGGCGGACATGGGGTACCTCTCCAATGCGGCCGGCGGCAACTCGAACGACTTGCAGCTCCTTCAGGGCGCTGCGGAGGGACGTTCGCCCTCGCGTGCGGAGATCCTTGGAAAGCAGATGTCCGACCGCGCGCTGCGGTCGCAGGTTGCGGCGGCGGGCACGGTTCGCGGAGGTCCTGGCGCGAGCGCGGCGGCGTACCGCTACGCCTCGCAGAATGCCGGAACGCAGCGCGCCGACATGAATGCAGGGATCCAGGCGGAGCGTGCAAGCGAGATGGCGCACGCGCGCGACGCATACGCGAACTACTCCGGCACCGCTCGGCGCGACTTCGCCGGAGCCTCGGGAGCCGCACGACGCGACTACGCGGGCGCTGCGGGCGCGGCACGACGGGACTACGCGGGCGCGACGACGGCGGCACGCGGGCAGGACATCGGCCTCGCCACGAGCCAAGCGGAGCTTGCGCAGCATCAACACGATCAGGACCTCCAGCAGGAGCGCTTCTACGAGCAGCTTGCGAGCGACACGGCATTCGGAGATCTCCATGCGCGGCAAGGGAGCCAGGCGGCCGATACCACCGAGCGCCACATGGTGCACGCGGAGGAGAATGCCGAGAAACAGCAGGACATCAACAACCGAAACCAGACGATGAGCAATGTATCCGGCATGGTCTCTGGCGGCGTCAGCACTGCTGACACCGTGCATCGCTGGGACGAGAGGCACACCTCCTCCGACGTGCGCTCAAAGGCGCCTGTCACGTGGGGCTCGCTCGCGCCGCTGTCTATCGATGCCGCGAAGCCTGGCGAGAGCAAGGCCAAGACCGAGGACGTGCGCGACCTCGGAGAGGTCGAGGATTGGGGGAAGGACAACAACCCGGAGCCGGACGCCAAGCCCGCCTCGTGGCTCTCCGACTACATGGGCGAACCGAAGGACACGACGGGGAACTACTCCGGCGGCATCTACCGCTCCTTTCCCGAGGAGGAGAGCGCCTACAAGGGCGGGCTGACTCGCGGTGTCACCTACGACGGCGAGACGACGCTGAGCGACAAGCGCGCGAAGACGCCGGCTCAGCAGTCAGCCTACCTCCGAGGCGCGAGGGCTGCGAAGGATGGCGTCATTGACGGAGGGGAACTCGACGATGACGGCCCGTTCCGCCCCGCGCCTTCGATGTCGGACGCCATCGACGCGAAGCAGCGCGAGGGCCGGCGCGATCCGACGTCCTTTCACGTAGACACACCCGACGAGCAGCGTGGAATCGTGCGCGGCTACCAGGACAAGGCGGGCAAGGAAGCCGACGCGTACATCGCGGCCCTCCGCACGCCATCGAACCAGATGGCGTCGGTCTCCCGCCCCGAAGGCGAGCTTGATAGCGACCCGGCAAGGGAGCCCGCATCGTGGCTGGCGACCTACATGGACTCGCAGCAGCCGCAGCGTACGACGATGGTCAGCGACAAGGCGGCGAAGGAAGCGGCCTATCAGAAGGGCGTCACGGCCGGCGCGGACCTCGAACGCGAGGCAAAGGAAGCGCGGGAGACCGCGGACGGCGCCGCCAAGCGCGCCGGCATGGCGCTCCTCATTCCGGGAATGCAGGCTACCGTTCCAGGGCATGCTGTCGCCGCGGCCTACCTGTCCTCCGAGGCAGACAAGGCCAGCCTCAAGGCTTCGCGCGCACAGAACGAAAAGAGGCGCGCCGCGGGCTCCGCCGGGGCTGCTCCGCCGTCCCACCCGGACGTCATCGCAGCTCGAGGCGACGCACGCGCCCTCGAGGAGATGCGCGCCCTCGAGGCGCAGCGGAAGGCGCCCCCGACACTCAACGCCCCTGATCAGATCGGCACTCGCGAGGTCGAGCGGGGTGCTCCTCGCCGGTCGATGGTCGCGACGGACATCACGAAGGGCGATCGCGAAGTCTTCTACAGCGACGAGCACGCGAAGACCAAGCTCGACCGAACCGACAAGGCGATGGCTGGCGCGGCCCGATCGATGGAGCCGAGCGCCTACGTCTACAAGCCCGGCTTTGCGGAGCGCTCCGGCCAGACCGAAGGCGAAGTCAACGTCGGCCCGATGGCGAACAACATGGCCGAAAACCCGGTCGCGAAGACGGCGATCGTGAAGGATCCGGATACGGGCCTCCTCGCCATCGACAAAGACAAGGGCCTCAAGGTGGTCATGGGTTCTCTCGCGTCGCTGCAGCATCAGATCGACGCCCTGGACGACGGACCTCGCGCGGACAGCGCGAAGAGGCCCCGTCGTGCCCGCTCCGCCGCCCACGCCTGAAGAACTCCGATACTGGGGAGCGTCGCCCGTTGCTGGCGGCGAGCTGGACCCGCCCGTTGCCGGCCAGCCCGTCGACATGGGGGAGCTCGATGCCGCGCCACCCTATCAGCCGAACCCGGGAGCTCCGGGCTACCAGCCGAACCCCGGCGCGACCGCTGGCGGCCTGCCGCCGATGTCGCCCGAGGAGGAGGACCGCGCCGCGGCCTACTTCCAAGCGGCCGGCGAGAAGGCAAAGCCCCTCGTCGAGGCGTTCACGAACCCACCGAACCAGCCCGCGCCGCCGAAGCCGCGGGACCCCGTCTCGATGACGCGCGGCCCGACCTCACCGCCGCCTCGCGCTGCGTCCGGGCCATCCGCGCCAGCGAACCCGGACCCGTATGGCATCAAGGGCGCGAATGCGCAAATGCTCGGTTCGTATGACCAACAGGCCGCCGCGCTCGGACACCTCGCCGACGCAGAGGTCGGGCGGGCGGACGCCATCGGGAAGCAGCACGCCGAGATGGCGCGCCGCATGCGCGAGGACGCCGAGATTGCGCGCGCCGAGGACGAGCATGCCGCGCAGCTCACCGACAAGTCGATCGCCGAGATCTCGCGCCAGATGGACGACGTTCGGACGAAGCGACTCAAGCCCACGAGCCTCATGGCCGAGTCTCCAGGCCTCGGCATCGCGGCAATCATCGGCGGCGTCCTGGGCGGGCTCTACCAGAGCCTTAACCATCTCCAGGAGAACCCGTTTCTGAAGACACTCGACACCATGATCGACCGCCAGCTCGCGGTTGACGAGAAGAACCTCGAAAACCAAAAGGAGGGCCTTCGCTCGAAGATGAACCTCCTCGGTCAGCAGCGGCAGCTTTTCCGCGACCACGCGACCGCGAAAGCCGCCTATCGAAACGTCATGTACGAGGCCTTCGCGGAGGACCTCAAGGCGGCGTCCGCACCCTTCGACTCGCCGATGTATCGCGCGAACACCGAGAAGGCCCTCGCAGATCTGAAGCTCGCACAGGGCGGCCTCCAGCGGCAGCTTGGCAAGGAGCTCCAATCGCAGGCCGCAGCGGGGGCCGCAGCGCAGTTCGCGAAGGCGAAGGAAGTTCGCGAGATGCGGAACCACGTCTACGACCAGGTCCTGAAGGAGACCGGGTCGCCTGCCATCGCCGAAGCGGAGGCCGATCGCCAGATGGCACACGTCTACTACCCGGAATTGGTCGGGACACGTGCGCCCGGTTCGGAGGCCCAAGGAATGACCATGGGGAGGGCGGGCCGCGAGAAGATCGCCGCCGAGCGCTTCGAGACGCAACACGCGTCCGACGAATTCAACTCGCAGGTCGACGCGCTCAAGAAGCACCCGGCCCTGGACAAGCTCGGCGTCACCACGGGCATGACGGCGAAGCTTGGGCCGCGCATCGCGCCGGACAGCTCCGCGGCCGTTCAGGATCTGGCCCAGATCAACACGCAAATCCTGCAAGCGATCGGTAAGGTCGCGAAGGACGCGGACGGCAAGCCAAACAAGGCAATGATTGACAAACTCGAGAAGGAATTCGCGATCGAGCCGGACGACACGAAGCCGAGGGCACTGCAGAAGCTCGAGGGCGCGCGGAGCACCGTCAACGCGCTCGCGCGTCAGCAAGGCGCTACGGGCGCGCCGACGCCGAGCGCAGCGCAGGACGCCCGAGACAAGCTCGGCGCAAAGCCGATGGGACGATGATGGCAGAGCCCGCGCCCACCCCCGAACCCGCACAGGAGGCCCCGCCGGAGCCTCACGTGCAGGCTTTCGAGAGCGAGGCCGGGCACGTCGCGCTGTACGACGGCGACGGCAACCTCATGAGCGTTCCGACCGAGAACGCCCTGAAGGCCGTGCAGGAGTACGGCTACAAGCCTGCACCGAAGGCCGACGTGGTGGCCTCGCACGAGGGCGCATACGGGACATTCAAGGCGGGCCTGTACGGCGCGGCCCGCGGCGCGTCGTTCGGCACGTTCGATCCGATCGCCGTCGAGGCCTCGCGTCAGATCTACGGCGAGCAAGGAGCCGACCTCGCTCGTGAAGAGCTGAACCTCATGAAGCAAGGCCACGAGACGGCCTCGCTCGCTGGGGAGATCGGCGGCTCTCTCCTTCCGCTCGCGGTCGGTGGGGGTGGCGGCGCGGCAGCCACGAGCGAATCCATCCTCGGCCGTACGGCGCAACGCGTGGTCATGGGCGCGCCGCGCGCGTTCGCTGAGGGCGCGGCAATCTCCGCCGGTCAGCAGCTCACCGAAGACACGCTTGGAGACCACGAGCTCAGCGCCGCCAAGTACGCGACGACGGCCCTCGAGGGCGGGCTCCTCGGCGCCATCATCGGATCGGGCCTTCATGCTGGCGTGGGCCTCGCGGGAGACGCGCTCGCGCTCCGCGCCGCCGCGAAGGGTGAGGGCGTTGCTGCGAAGGGCCTCGGCACGAAGCTTTCGGCGTTCGCTGAGACGCAGGCCGCGAAGGGCATGCTTCCGCCGGGATCCATCGGCGCGAACGAGGTCCAAAAGCTCGGGCGCACCGTGGAGGAGCAGCAAACGAAGCTGGGGCAGCTCGGGCGCACCGGCCTAGATGAGGGCATCTCGACCGCGGGCGCCTCGAAGGCCGTGCAAGCCGAGCGCGCCGCCAAGCGCGTAGAGGAGGTCGGCGCGGAGCTCGGCTCGATCCGGAAGAGCCTCGAGGAGAGCGCCGTACGCCCGAGTAGCGAGACCATCCTAAAGCGTGTGGGCGACGAGGTCATCAAGCCACTCATGGATCGCCCGTTCTCGTGGGCGGACCAGTCCGCGGTCAAGCCCTACGTCCACGACATCGTGAAGGGCCTCGGCGGCACGATGACCGAAGCCGGAGAGGTCGCGCTCAAGAAGCCGACCGCGGAGAGCTTCGACCAAGTCTTCCAGCTCCGCTCAAGGCTCGGCAAGAAGCTCGAAAGCATGCGCTCGTGGGAGAAGGCGAACCTCGGCGCGGAGGCGCCAGGACACGCGGATTTGCGTCAGATCTACGGTATCGTGGAGGACGAATTCGAGAAGGCGGCCGACCGCGCCGCAGTCGACCTTGACGAGAACATCGGTCAAAAGTACCGCGTACAAAAGGCGCTGTTTGGCGACCTTAAGACCATCGAGAAGTGGACGAGCAAGGCCTCCGCGAAGGAGTCGCAAAACCGCGCCATCTCCCTCACTGACACGATCGCCGCGTCATCCGGCATCGGCTCCGCGCTCGCTGGCCATCCGCTCGGCCTCCTCGCGCCGGTCGCGAACAAGCTCGCCCGCACCTACGGTAACCAAGCCGCCGCCCTCGTCGCGGACAAGGCCGCGAAGCTCGCAGGCGTCCAGCGCGCCGCCGAGACCTTCGACGTGCGCGTCGAGAAGGCCGCGGAAGGCTTCTTCAAGGGCGGCAAGAAGGGCCGCGGCGTGCCGTCGGGCGCGAACCCGTCCGTCGACGCGGAGACAGCGCGCGCCCTCCGTCAAGCCGTGCAGGATCCGGCCGCCCTCACCGAACGCGTTTCGCAGGCGGTCGAGCGCACGGGCCTCCGCACAAGCGCCCCCAAGATCGCCGCGGCCATGACCGGGCTCCTCATGCGCGCCGCGTCGTACATCGGCGCGAACATGCCGCCCGAGCCGCAACCCACGTCGTTCACGTTCGGCGTACCCAAGGCGCGCGCGCCAGGGCCCCAGCAGCAAGCGAAGGTAGACGCCGTCGTCGGAGCGCTCGACCTCGATAGCCTCCTCGCCGACATCGAACGCGGCCGTGCCGACCGTCAGAAGGTGGAAGCGCTCCGCATCATCTCGCCGCAGGCACACGCGGCCCTCATGCAGGCCCTCGAAAAGAAGGGCATCGAGCACGCAGCGGAGCTGACGCACCAGCAGGAAGTGGCGATGTCGATTCTGACCGGTCGACCCATCGGCGCTATGATGCAACCGAGGACAATCCGAGGGTTTCAGCAGGCTCACACGCAGGGGACTCCGCCGGATCCGTCGGAGCAAGCGGGCGTGACCCGGCAGTCGTTCGGAGGTGGCGGAGGCGGCGGCGGAGGTGGCGGTACGAGCCACAATGCCGACACGTTCCGCACAGGCATGGACCGATTGGAGGCTGGCGATGGTTGAGGCAATCCGAAGCGTGAACGTCGTGCTGAGCGCTGCCGCGCTTCGGTGCGGCGATGGCATTCCCCTCCGCTGAACGGCAGATCATCAACGTCATCCCGCCGACCGGATCCAACACGGCGGGCGTAGGCGTCACCATCCTCGCTGCGACCACGACGGCCGCTGCGGCTGCAGTACCCGAGGCGCTCTTCAACCGCTACGTGTACCTCGCGGCGGAGGGCGACAAAATATGGGTCACCTTCGGTCCAGCCGCGTCTCCGGACGTCGACAAGACCAACGCGGGCGGTGCCACCTTCGCGGCCGGCACCGTCAACGACAACGGGATCACGCTCCCCGACGGAGCCAAGATCGCCGTGCGTCTCTCGAAGGGACAGCACGACTACATCAAGTGGCAGGCGAACGCGGCCAACTCGAAGCTCATCGTCTGGCCGACCACTCCAGCGAGGGCGCTCTAGCCCATGCTCCCCGGTCGCTCGTGGCTGGTCAGGTGGAAGATGCGGTCGATCCTCCGCGTCCCCGCCGGAGATCCGTCCGACGACGGGGATTGCGAATGCGGCGGCGACTTCCTTCTCACGGAGGGAGGCGCCCCAATCCAGACCCAATCCGGCGTCAACCTGCAGCCGGAGTCCTGAGCCATGTCCGTCAAGATCTCCGAACTACCCGCAGCCTCCAGCGTCGACTCGGCGGACCTCATCGTCATTGTCGACGTCTCCGAGATGGCGACGAAGCAGGCAACCGCGACGCAGATCCTTTCGGCTGCGTTCCCTGCGAACATCGGCGGCGGGCCGTTCCCCACTTCCGGCGAGCTCGCCAACTGGGCGGTCGAGGTCGACACGGGCTTCCACACGCTCCTCGCCGCGAAGATGTCGGGCGAGTCCGGTGAGACCGCCCTCATCCGTGCGGCGGACCTCGGCACCGAGTCGCGGGTCATCTTCGGTAGCGCCGGCGGCCTCGCGCGCACGCGCCTCGAGGGCACGTCCATCTCGATGGGCCCTCCCGGCATCGACGCATTCCTCATCGCCGACACGACCTACACGAACACGACGCGATGGGGCGCCTACTTCTACTCGCTTGCGTACCGCGTGGGCATCGGAGCCGATGGTTCGACGTCCTACCCCGACTTCGGCGGCACGACGGCCGGGCCGCTCCTCATGCTTGCGGAGGCCATCAGCCAGCCTTCCAACAACCCGACCGCGGGCAGCAACGCTGTCCGGATCTGGTTCTGGGATGCTGACGGCGTCCTCAAATTCCAGTTCCCAAACGGAAGCGTCGCGAGCATTGCCAACGTCGAGGGGCGCCTCCTCTCCGAAGGCGACGAGTATCTAGCGGCCGGGGTGACCACCGACGTCCTGCCGTCGGCGGGCGAGATCCGCATGCGGCTCCCCGCGTATGGCGACTGGTGGGACATCACGACGCCGCGCGCCGATTCAAGCGACGCCGTGTCCATCATGAACGCTGGCATCGAGACGGAGTCGCCAGCGGCCGACCGCAGCGGCATCTACCTCGCCATCGGCAACGGATGGGACGGCAGCATCCCGGGCGGCGCAAACACCGTAGACACGCTCTACATCAACGCGAACGATTGGGTTGGATGGGGCCTGGTCGGCGATCCGGACCAGCAACCCGGCCTCATCCTCTCGCGCTCCGAAACGCTGCAAGGCCTCACCGATCCGCGCGGGACCTTCTACGTCTACAACCGCACCAACTTTGCCATCATGGGCGACAAGTCGTCCGCGCAGTGGGACGGCACCGAGTCGTTCAGTGGCGGCGATGGCGTTTTTTGCTGGGGCAAGGCGGTCATCAACCCGGACGACGGCACCCCGCCCGTGGGGAACATCGTCTGCTACGTCGACGAGGCCGACTACAACGCTTACTACCTCCGTCCCGACGGCGGCATCGTGCCCATGGGCACCGCGCCCGACGGTACCGCCGGGAAGTTCCTCGGTTGGGCCGGCTCCTCGGCGGTCTGGGGCAATGCCGCGACCTACTACGGCGCCGACAGCGGAACACTCTCGACGGTCGGCCTCGTCCGCGCGGCGAACGCTACGGCCTCCGTGGTCGCAGGGCGCGCCGCTGGCGCTGCCGACGTCACGCTCCTTGGGCTCAGCAGCGGAGACGAATGCTTCGTTGGCTGCGACACGTCGTACGGAACCCGATGCGCGACCCTTCGCGTCTACGCGAACAGCATCATCTACATGGGCACCGGCGCAGGTGCCACCTACGTAGCCATCGGTTCCGCGACGACGGCGCTGGTCTCGGCGAACGTGTCGCTGTTCGACGTCACCGGCAGCTACGGAAGCGGTACGGGCGTCGTATTCGTGAAGAACGCCGGCACCCCGGCGACCACGAACCCGACCGCGGGCGCGCTGTTCTGGGCGGAGGGCGGAGCGCTGAAGGGCCGAGGCTCATCGGGCGGCACCGCGACGTTCGTACCCGCCGATCCTCACTGCAAGCAGTGCGGCCGAGACATGGCCCTTGAATGGGAACACAGCCTCCACGACGAGAAGCTTGCCGTGTGCGTGCCGTGCCTGGTCAGCGCGCTCGAGGGCCTCGGCGTGCCTGTGGATGCGTTTTGCGAGCGGAGATTGCACTCATGAAGGTCACGCGAGTTGTCATCAACGATGGGCAAGTGCAGGCGGGCGTGGTCTTCGACACGGGCCCCGGCACGGTCGGACGCGCCATCGTCGACCTCCCCGAGGAGGCGTGCGCGGCCATCCTCGCCGCCGCACAGGTGGAGCTCGACAAGGGGACGGCGGAGATCTCGCAGGAGGTTCAGTCCACGGCCCTGACCACGGAGCTCCACCGCCTCCGCAACGCCAAGCAGGAATACGCGGCGCTCTTGGTCGATCAGGCCAAGGCCATCGACGAGCACGCCGCGCGCGTCGCCGTTGCTTCTACGCCGGTGGAGGAGCCTCCGCCGTGAAGTGGCTCGGCCTCCTCCCCCACCTCCTCCTCGCATCGTGCATGGTGCCGCCGCGCCACGTCGAGGCCCCGACCGACGTCGTGGTCGCGCGATGTGACCCGCCCCCGTTCGCCTTCTACCCCGCCACGGGGTTCAGCGCCGAGGACGCGGCCACCATCCAGCAAGCCATGGACGTGTGGAACCGCGTCACCCGGCCCGATCACCAACTCTCGTTCAGCGAGCTCTCGCACCTCCGCATTGTCTCTCTGGACCCGCCCGGCCATTACAGCGGGCAGTATCCGCCGGGGTTCGGCCTCCTCTTCGTGAAGCCTGGCGAAAGGGTCGGCCCCATCGTCGTCCACGAGCTGGGGCACGCCCTTGGCCTCTGGCACGTGCAGACCCCTGGCGCCGTCATGTGCTCGCCGGAGCGCAACGACGGGACGATCGCCGACGTCGTCTGCGGCCAAGCTTCGGGCCTGACGCCCGCCGACCTCGAGGAATGCCGACGCGTAGGAGCATGCCTGTGAACGCCCCCAAGCCGCCTGAATACCCGACCCACAAGCTCGAAAAGCCGGACAAGATGGAGATCCTCCTCGCGGAGATCCGCGCGGAGATGCGCGACCGCTTCCACTCGCTAGAGGACCTCGTCCTTTCGTTCGGGCAACGCGTCGTCACGCTCGAGGCGAGCACCAAGCGCCACAGCGAAGCGGCACGGGTTCCAAGCCAGCACGACCTCGATGCACAGGCCGCGTTGGCTCAGGAGATCGCGGCGCGCGAAGCGCTCGCCAAGAAGGTCGACGAGACCCACGCGCTTCTTGCCGAGAACACTGCGGCCACGACGGAGATCAAGAAGGCCGTCGTGGGCTTCTTCACGAACAAGAAGGTCATCTTTGTGGGGCGCTGCGTCTTCGCAATCGCGATGGGCTACGCCGGGCTGAAAGGCATCAAGGTGCTCCCATGAGGCGCGTCGTCCTCCTCCTCGGCGCGCTCGTCGCTTGCGACCGCCCGCCGGCCATCCCGAACTACTGCAGCGACGAGCATGCGTTTACCGGGGCCCTCGTCGCCTGCGTCGAGGTCTCGGTGTCTCGCGAAGAGTCCAGGGCCTGCCGGAAGGCTGTCGAACTCCGATGCGGCATCACTGAGACGGACTCGGCAGGGGGTGCACCATGAGCGACCTTGCCAGCGTCGCGACGAGCGCCGCGCGCGCCATCATCGCAGCCTCGCAGGGGGACGCGATGGGAGCGGCGGCGCACGGCCTCGAGGCTGTCCTGGAGGCCGTCCCGCACGACGTCGCTCAAAAGATGCTGAGCGATGCCGCCATCCGTCGCGCTCGCGCCGCCGCCGATGCCGAGGAGGATCGGCGATTCGACCCGTGACTACTTCGTCTTGCGCTTGGTCGTCCTCTTCTTCACCAGCTTCGCCGCCCCGCGCTTGGTCGTCATCGTCTTTGCCTTCGTCGTCCTCTTCACCTTCTTGATCGCCATGAGTCACCTCGTTTCTCAGCTCTAGCACGATGCGAGACGCCGTTAAATCCGCTTTCGTTCCGTTCACTACACCTCTCGAAGGTGTGGTGCCGTGGCTCTATCAGGACGTGAAGGGCCTGGTCAGCATCGGGATCGGCAACCTCGTCGACCCGATCGTGCTCGCCATGGTGCTCCCGCTCGTTCGCGCGGATGGCACGCCAGCACAGCGCGATGAGATCGCGGCGGAGTGGCTTCGCGTGAAGAACCAGGGCCCCGACGGTCGCGGGCGCACGGCGGCGGAGCTCGGGCACACATACGCGCGCAAGGTCACGACCCTCCACCTCACCGACGAGGGCATCGAGCGGCTCGTGGGCGGCAAGCTCGATCAGATGGATCGCTACCTCGCCGCGCGGTTCCCCGAATACCCCGGATGGCCGGCCGACGCGCAGCTCGGGACGCTGTCGATGGCGTGGGCCTGCGGCCCGGCCTTCCGCTTCCCGAAGCTCGAGGCCGCCCTCCGCGCGTGCGACTTCGACACCGCCGCGGTCGAATGCTTCATGCCAGAGGAGGCGACGATCAGCGGCCTCCGCCCTCGGAACAAGGCGAACCGCGTGCTGTTTCGCAACGCCACGCGCTCGCCAGATCCCGACGTCCTCTTTTGGCCGCGCGACCTCGCCTCCGAGGCCAACACGCTTCCCCAATTCGACGTGGTGCACCCGTGCCTCTTCACCGACGACGACGACCCCCCGGAGACGACGTAAATGCCGACTGTCGCATGGACCAAAGTGAACTCGTACGTCGAGGCTGTGCACGAGAAGGTGCACAACATGCAGACGGACACCTTCAAGCTCGTCCTGTGCGATGCCGCGCATCCGCCGAGCAGCGCCACCACGAAGCTCAGTGACCTCACGACCGTGAGCACCACAAACACGGTGACGATGACGCTGCAGGTCACGTCCTCGTCGCAAACGAGCGGCACCTACAAATGGATCGTCGCCGACTTCACGATCACAGCCACTGGCGCGGTGGGCCCCTTTCGCTACTTCGTGATCTACGACGACACGGCGACCAACGACGAGGTCGTCTGTTACGCGGATTACGGGTCGGAGATCACGCTCGCGAACGGCGACACCGTCCCGATGAACTTCGACGATACCAACGGCGTCTTTACGGATACGTAGGCCATGGCTGTCGCGTATCGAGCCAGCGCAGCGGATGGTAGTTCGACCGGCACGAGTGATCGCACGTGCGCGATCACGCCTGCCGTTGGGGATCTGTTCGTCGTTTTTTGCGCGGTCTCGGTCAATACCAACAACGCCCCCACATGCAGCGACGACAACTCCGGCGCGTATACTCGCGTCGGCATCATCGGTGTCGGGTCAAATACATGGATGTCCGTTTTCATCCGGACGACCCTCCTCACCAACACGACGAGCACGACTGTCACGGTGGCCACAGGCGCGAACGACTCTGGAGAGGTGGTCGTCGTCGCGGTCTCCGGAATGTCGAAGACCGGCATTTTCGCCCTGCGCAGTCTCGGCCAGCAAGACAGTCAGGTAAGCGCAACACCGGCCCCAACGCTCGACCAGACGTCGTTGACCACAAACATGACGTTGGGCGCCGTCGCCAGGGGGGCCAACCCGCCGGCCGTGACGCAACCAACAAATTGGTTGGAAAAGCACGACGTCGGGCAAAACACCCCCGCCATTGGCATCGAGGTCGTGACTCGCGATAGCGGCTTCGCCGGCACAACCGTTACGTGGGGGAGTTCCGCGCTCGGTTTCGGGAGCTGGATCATGGAGCTCAACGGGGCTCAGGACTACCCCGTCACGCTCACGACCGCGACCTACACGCGCTCGATGCAGAACGTCACGATCACCGTTACTCGCGCCGTCACGCTCACGGCCGCCAGCTACACGCGCACGATGAACAACGTTGGGCTGAGCGTGACCCACGCCGTCACGCTCACCGCGGCGGCCTACGCGCGCACGATGCGGAACGTGGAGATCAGCATCACCCGAGCGCCGCCCACGGGCAAGCCGGGGCCAGTTCTTGGCTGTGGGCTCGGGTTGGGACTCTGAACAAAGGATGACGACACGATGAGCGCACTGACACGGTTCCAGGGGTTCCAGCCGGAGATCATTGTCCCCAACCTGGCGGGCGTTCACGCCCTCATCGATAGGCGCTTGAGCGACGGTACGGTCGCCTTTGCGCTGTCGGTCCAACGGCCCTACCGCCTCGATAAGACGAGCACGGCCACGGCCGACGGCATCACCGTCCTAGAGACCTTCAACGGAATCGGCCGGTGGGTCGCCGTCCACATTCCACAGCCAAAGTGGACCGCACAGCAAACGTGGCGCATCAACGCCGACACGGGCGACGACGAGGGCGACGGAACCACCACGCCGCTCCGGACCGCCGCGGAGCTCAAGCGGCGCTACGGCGTCCACGGGACGATGGCGCCGGGCGGCATCACCGACGTCCTTATCGAGACGGATCTCCCCGACGATGATCCCATCGACCTCCGCGTCGAGCAGCTTCGTGACGTCGTGTTCCAGGTCTCAGGTCTTGTGCGCGAGGTCGCCGACAGCGCCGGCGTCATCATGGATGTCGTGGCCAAAGACCGCGCCGAGAACCAGCCGTGGGAGATCACCGGATCCACGGACCTCGGCGCCTACGTGGGGAGCTACCTCCGCCTCACGAGCGGTACGTACGAGGGCTACCGGATCCCCATCGCGAAGGACCTCGGGAGCAACACCGTCCGCGTCGGCGAGACGGGCACCGTGTACCCGCCCGAGTTCTTCAGCGCCCTGGTTCTGGGGGAGCCGAGCATCGACGACACGTATGTCATCGATGAACTCCCGACGGTCACCTACGGTCGCGTCGACTCGGGCCTCGTCGCATACAACGACCAGTCGTTCATGCTGACGTTCCTTCAGTTCCGTCACCTCCGGTTCCGCGCGTCGAACCCGTTCTTCTCTAACGTCAACGTCACGAACCAGAACACCCTCTTCGCGGAGTGTCAGTTTGACGCCACCCTCTTCGTTGGCTGCAACGCCGGGTTTCTCATCGTGCACAATTGCATCTTCGGACCCACCTCCGGCCTTCATCAGAACGGACCCGCGCTGTCGGCCGTCTCCGCGGGGCTCTTCTTAGAATGCGGCGTGGCGGCCGAAGGTGCGGCGAACCCCGTGCTCGACGCCGACGTGCTCTTCCAGGGCGGCGGGGGTCAGACCGCGCCGCAAATCTTCGCGCTCGCGGGCACCAACTCCTTCATCGGATACGTCGGCGTCTTCGACTCGACCACCGACGCGGCCTTCGTCGAGGCCGGCGGGACCTTCAAGGTGCGAACCACGCCGCTTGGCTTCGGAGGCCAGGCGTTCTGGGGAACGGGGGCGGCGGGCGTCGCGCTCCACCTCGAAAAGGGGGCCGTTGGGACCTACGAGGATGCAGACGAGCTCACGGCGACGGGCGACCTAGGGGAGTTCTCCCTAGGCCCCGTGACATCCGAGGGCCTTCTCGTGCGTCCGTTCGACAATTCGGATGCAACCTTCGGCGATGCCATCGCGACCGAATGGGCGAACCTCGAGACAGCCGCGCCCGACGGGTTCGGGGACAACGCGATCAACCACGTCAACGGCGCTGCGCTCGTCAAGCGCGGATGAAGGAGTCTCCCATGCCCACGATGACAGAAGAGACACGGTACGCTCAGGACGGCGACCGCGTCTGGCACAAAGTCGCGACTGTACGAGCCGAACGAGGCCGCGCCGCGGCGCAAACGACCTGCGGGCTCAGCCTCGCAGGGCCGGGCATCGCAAAACCGCCAGACGCGCAGACGCGCTGCGAAGCGTGTCAGCCGGTGCCGTGACGCTCCGCGTCCAATTCCTCGGGCGTGAGCAAATCCGAGGACGCCGCCCATCGGCGCCACACGCACGTCGGGCACGGCCAATGGTCGTACACGCCTGTCCCGCCGCAGAGATCGCAGTCCGGATATGGTTCGTCGCAGGGCGTGTAGTGGGGCATCGCTCGGATCGCCTCGGCCATGCCGAGGAGGCCGAATGCGACGATCGCGCCGGTGAGATACCCATGTCCCCATCCTTCAACGCCTTCCGACACCTCACGCATGTGCGCGTCCATCTCTGGGCAAACCTGAAAACTCATCGGTCCTCACCTCTCTCATCCGGGTCCTCGTCCTCCGAAAAGGCGACCGCCGTGAACGGGGCGTTAGCGCGCCACTCCGTCTGACCAGACACGGCGTAGTTGTGCAGGACCCCGTTGGGCTGCATGACGCATTGACAGGGCAGTTCATTACCGTTCCGGTCGAGGTGACGACCCCAGCAAATGTTCTCGCTCATGGCTCCTCGGATGTAGCACGGCCGGGAATGGTGCTCTGAGGCACAGAACGCAATGCCTCACGCGCGACCTGGGCGCACTTCATGTCGCAGCAGTCTCCGTACGACGGCGTGTAGCAGCCCTCTCCACCCTCTATCTTGTCGAGCGCTTCTACGAGCTGCTCAACCCGAGCCCGGAGGCCATCCCGCTCTGCGGTCAGGTCGTCGACAAGTCCCTCGAGTTCCTCAATACGGTCTGCACTCATGGTTCCTCGGATCTACTCTCCAAGGGTCCGATCGAGATCTGAAGCCCGTCCCCGTAACCGGACCCGTCCCCGGACCCGTCCCCGTACCCGGACCCGTCCCCGGACCCGTACCCGTACCCGTACCCGGACCCGTCCCCGTACCCGGACCCGTCCCCGGACCCGTACCCGTACCCGTACCCGGACCCGTCCCCGTACCCGGACCCGTCCCCGGACCCGTACCCGTCCCCGTCCCCGGACCCGTACCCGTCCCCGTACCCGTACCCGTACCCGGACCCGTCCCCGGACCCGTCCCCGGACCCGTACCCGGACCCGGACCCGGACAGCTCGAACGCTTCCACGTCCGAGCTCAGAAAGTCAGTCGCTCGTGCTCCGCGTTCGCGGGCCCAATCGTCGAGCACCTCAATCGCGCCATGACTCCCATGCTCCGCCGCACGAAGCATGCGCTCGACCTCTCGCTCAGCGCCCAAGATGCTTCTCCCAACTCTTCGCGTCGACGTCGATGGTCGCGATCACCTGAAGTGGGTGCAGCCGCACGGTGCCGGCCTCGTCGAGTATGGTTTCCTTCTTCGGACCCGAGAAGAGTTCGCCCAGGCCCTTCTTCGTGCCCCATCGACGGAGGTTCTTCGCATCACGGAGAATGATCCCGTTGTCGTCGCGCGAGCATCTTCCCACGAAGACCCAGCCACGTTGGGCGATAACGATGCGGATTTCATCACCCATTCGATCCTCCGCTCGGTTCCTCGGATTCGTTCTCCGAGGCAACCCCGGCGACCCAACCGAGCCGATAGGCCCGTCTGAGCGCGTTGCCGAGTTCCACTGTGAAGGCGTTGCCGCCTCGCTCTTCTGGTGGACAGCCTTCGACGAGCGAGATGGCCTCGTCGTCCAAGGCGCTCAGGTCGTCCTCTCTCGTCGTCGTGCGATTCAAGAGCGCCTCGAGCTCGGCGACCCTTCGTTTCAGGACGTTGATCGGAAGTCCTGGACAGTCATGCTCAACCGGACTCCAAATCCCCAGCGCAACGTAGGGGATGACGTCTTTACCGCACCGTTCGCAGATCATCCCTTGCTCCTCTTCGGCGAGGGTCGACGGATCGCCTTCGCGTCAATCAATGCTTTCTGTCGTACCGCCCAGCAAGGTGTGCAGATCCGCTCGGAGGGGTTGCTTCCGATGACGTGCCAGTCCGATGGGATCTCGTTCGGCTTCGGGGCGTCGGTCTCGCACCAATCGCACGAGTAGATCTTTCGTTCACCCATTGTCCGTGCTCCGAATCGGCGAGACCACGTACTTGACGCACCGAACAGTGAAGAAGTCACCCCGGCCGGTCTCGCTCAGATAGCGCGCAGCATCCGTTTTGGCTTCGGCTCGCGTCGCGTAGAAAAAGGGCATGTAGCTGACCTCCCCGTCGTCGTCGCGAAGACGCGCTAGCCACACGTGCCTGTCGATGGTGTCAGCCATTGTCAGTGCTCCCGGTCGGCACAGATCCGAAAAGAGACCCTTGCCTGTTTGCGTCATGCCACCAGCGCTCGAACCGAGCCCAGTGCGATCCGGGGCCAACGCTCCAGAGCATCTGCGAGGAGTCGGCCGAGTCGGCCCCGCAGTCGAGCGCCGCCTTCAGGCGGTTCTCCGTCGAGACGCGGGCATAGTGGAATCGCTTGCCATGCTCGTGCGCGAGCTCGCGCCACATGGGAGCGGTGGCCTTGAACGCGTCAGTGCCGCCCAGGAAGAGCCCGGCGAGATCGGGGAGCACGGCGGCGACTTCGGCGCGCGTCATGCCGTCTTGGACAGCGAGATACCACGGCAGGTCAGGGAGCACGGCACGCCAGCGGAGCGAGTGAGCGATCGACGCCGAGCCCCCGCCGACGATGTCGGGGAGCACGGCCAGCGTCGGAGCGTGCAGGCCTTCGGAGGCCTCGACGCTCTTCAGGAAGGCGGCGGCGCTCCACTTCGTCTGAGCCTTCCAGGCCGAGAACACGCCGTTGTCTAGCGCCCATGGCTCGCCCTTGCGCGGGGTCGGCTTCTCGACGAAGAGCCTTCCCCAGCCGTTGGCGCGAGCGCGATCGATCATCCGATGCGTGCGCGTGGAGCCGATGAACAGCATCACGCAACCTCTCGCTGCGGATCGCCGCCAGTCATCTTCACGGGCGTGCAGAGGTCCTCGATGCCGAGCCCGGCGAACCCGGCCGCACGCTTGACGCAGGCGCCGCACGTGCCGCACGGGCCCTCGCTGCGGTAGCAGGACCAGGACCGACGCACGAGGTCGAAGGCCTTCTCGTCGGGCTGAACCGCGTACAGGATCTGCTGCTTCGCCATGTCGGCCCACGGCGTCTTGATGGCCACCAGCCGAGCGCAGGCATTTGTGAGCGCGAATGCGAGGTGAGCCAGGACCACGGGCCGGCAGTCCGGGAACCCGGCCTGGTCCTCCGCACACGCCCCGATGACGATGTCGAAGGCGTCAGGCCACCACGTGCAGGCGTGGGCAACGGCGATGGTCGCGAAGAGCGCATTCCGACCGGGGACAAATGCGCGGTCGATGCCGCAGGCCAGGCCAGGCGCTGGGATCTCGCCCAGGATGCCGGCGGGTTGCTGCGGGCGGAGGGCGTCGGCGACCGCGATCCCGACGTACGGCACACCGAGCGTGTCGCAGGCGCGACGGGCCGACGTGAGCTCGGCGTCGCGGTTCGCCTGGCCGTAGTCGATCCCGAAGGCGCGGACGTCGGTGTAGCGCTGGATTGCCCAGCAAAGGGCGGCGGTCGAGTCGAGCCCTCCGGAGAGGAGGACCACGGCGTGCTGAATCATCGATCTCCTCCTGGGGCTGTGCCCTTCTCACGCACGGTTCTTGAGCGGTACATGTGCTCGCGCAACGCGAGCGTCTTCTTCAGCAGCCTCCCATACGAGGCGTCGGGATCGTGAAGCGGGACCGGATCCATCTCGTAGTCTGCGAGGAGATCCAGCGCCTCGTCACACACGGCCTTCTCCAGCCGTCCGCGTTCGAGCGAGAGCCGATACGCCACCTTCGCGATGTTCGCCAACGCCGGAACAAGGTCCGGCGACGCGTCCGGATCGACGTGCGCCACACATGTTCCACCGCCCTCGATAGGGATCGTGATCGGGATGTGCTTACGAGCCATCGGGCTCCTCCAACCGTTCGATGAGTTGTTGCAACGTCCTTCGCTCCGTCCACGCCTCGACGAGCGCCCGCGACGGGCCCTTCCCCTTGGACTCGGGCCACGCGTCAGCGAACTTGCGCTCTTCGGTGCGGCACGTCTCGATGCGTTGCTCGGCCCATCGACGAATCGCATCTGAGGGTGGTCTCGCCGTCTCTGCCCGATTCCGCTGGACCGCCTCTTCTTCGAGCACTTCCACGTGGTACCTCTTTCCCTCGTAGCAGCCGCGACAGACCTCCACCTCGGTCCAGACGTGCTCGTTCGATTCGGCGCACCCGCACACCGTGCAGACGAGCGGCTCCGGCAGCGCCTTGTCCGTCCGGAGACCCTTGGCGCGACCGAGGCAATCGGCGATCGACCCACCGCCGAGTGCTGCACAGAATTCGCCGATGATGCCCCAGGCCATCTCGTGGTCCGACTTGCCGTGATACCGCGTCGCGATCTGCTCGGCGGGCTCCGCCTCGGGCGAGCGAGACCAGAGGCACCGTCGTTCACCCTTCGGAGGGGTGTTCTCCTCGATGAGCCTGTCAACCAACGCCTGCGCCTCGGGGTCGATGGTTCGCGCCTCGCTTGTCCGTTGCTTGTTTTTGATGTCTCGCCAGAAGTGCACGCCGGGAGGTAGAAGCGCGGGTCTCTCCCCGCCGTCACCGCTTCCAGGCCCCTGCGCTGCGGTTGCCGTAGCTACGATCCTGGTATCGCCCTGTTGCCGGAGTTGCGGGTCAGCACATCCCAGGGATTTAGACCCTGGGGTAGCCGGCGCTGAAGAGTCTTGGGTCTCGCTCACGGAAGGCACCTCCGAGAACATTGCCGCCGCGAGTTCTCTTGGGTTGTCCGCACCGTCGCTGATGGCGAAGAGGCAGGCCTCAAGATCCACGATGCGGTCTATTAGGGGCCCCTGCTGAGCCTCGGCTCTGAGGGCTCGCTCCTGCTCGTTCGTCGCGATACGAAACCAGCGGTCCTCGGGAGTCTCGTTCACCGGTCACCTTCCGTTTGGTCTGTGCGTGGGGATGGCACGGGTGGGCGCGGATCTACGAACAGGCATCGCACCTTCGCGCGATGGGCTCGGTAGACCATGTCGTCGGTCCCTTTGCCGCCGCGGAACGCGACCACCCGATCTGGGTTCTGCTCGTCGAGCATTTGTTGGTTTCGGATTGGGCCCGCCTTGCGTCCGTACCGTTCCCATTCCGCTGGGTAGACGCGCGTGGGGATGTTTCGTAGGTGCGCCCACCGCGAGGCCAGTTCGTCGGCCCCACGTGCGCCTCCGCAAACAATCAGCCCGATGGGCTTGCGGGCATGCAAGTGATCCAGCGCACCCTTGAGACGCTCCCAGTCGCTGTAGTCGCGACCTCCGCAGACAAGCACGGTAATCCCGCTCATCGTCCCCCCTGACCCTCGGATGATGGCGGCATCACCCGTGCCCTACGCTCGTCCCTGCACGACGCGCACATGTATTTCTCGCCAGGCGCTCGCGGATGGCGCGCGCAGAAGCAGCACAAACCCTTCGTCGGCATGCTGAACGGCTCGGCGGGAGGAGCAGGAGCAGGCACGCCCGCCGGCTCCGGGTGGAGCCAGCGTCGGCCTTCGACGATGAGCGCGTCGAGCGCGAGGCGGGCGAGCTGGCGGATCATGCGGCCTGGCCTCGACGTGTGCGCGGCTTCGTTCCGCCTCCGCTGACCCGAAGGCCGTTGCTCTTCGTAAAGCGGTAGTAGAGCCCGCCGAGTTGCTCATCGGTCGCGCCGAGCTCCTTGCAGAGAGCGAGGGCGCGCTCCTTGTCCAGCGCCTCCACCTTCGCGGTCGTCTCCTTCAACATGCGACCGTCGTCCGTCGCCCACCCTTCCGCGGGCACGAGCGCTTTGATCGCGTCCTTCTTGGCCTTGATCCATGCGTCCATGAGTCGGAGCACGTCCACCAGCCAGATCGCTTGGTCCGCCGACGCGATGGGATCGGTGATGCGGTACTCCGCGCGCCGCACGAGCGACTCTGCTGGGATGACCTCCGCGACCTCTGCGATTGCCGCAGTGCCGAGCGGGCAGGAAAGGCGGGCGGGGCAGTACAGCTCACCGCAGTGTGATCCGGGCATGGGCTCTGCGACCGGGATAGCCTCAAGCTGCTCCGCGACCTCCCCAGCGATGGCCATGAGGGCGAACGCATCGAGGTCCTCGCGGCACACCTCCGTCACGCCGCTGGCGCGCACCTCGAGGGCCGCGACCGTGGCATGCTCCACGCCGTAGGCGCGCGCCGCCATGAGGCCGAGCATGCGAAGCTGGGGCCCCGCACCCGAGCCGTCACCGGTCTTGTAGTCGTACACCGTGACGCTCTCCGATTCTGGGTGCCAGACCACGAGGTCCGCGGTGCCGCACAGCCGCCCTTTCCCCGCAGAGTAGTCGCGCTCTGACTCCACCAGTTGCTCCGCCGTGTCCGTAGCCGGGTCCCACGCAAAGGCGACCTCTGAAAGGATGGTGGCGAGCCCATCAAACGGTAGCGCGTCGTACCACGCGCACGCGTGCTTGAACTCCTGACAGATGTCGTCGTCGACGACAGCGGAGGTCCCCATGGCGTGTGCGTGCATCGCTCTATGAAAGCGCGTGCCGCGGTCGGCGAAGGACGATGATGTCGTCGTCCACTCCATATCTGGCTGCGCCCACGCTTGGCAGTAGGACAGCAGGCCCACCTTCGACGCGGTTACTCGCACGGTCCCACCTCCTCGTTCGCATCGTTGAGGTCGGCCGCGTCGGGCTCTGGCTCACTCTCGCGTTCGCCTCGAATCAGCTTCCCTTTCGCGACCGTCGCAGCCGCAAGGGCGGCCTTCTGGGCTTCGGTGATGACGCCGGCCTTGAACGCCTTGATCGCGTCGCGCGCGATGGCCTTGAGGGCCTGCTCCGTCTCCGCCGCGTCGATGCGTGTGGAGAGCGCCTCGCACGTGCCGGCGTCGGCGTGCGGCGGCAGCTTGGCCGGCTCCTTGTGCGCAATCTGTCGAGGGCGCGGCTCCGGGTTTTCCGCCTGATCCATCTCCTCGGACACGTAGACCTTGGCGAGGACCGCGGGGAACGCCTTGCGGAGCGCCAAGGCCTCGGCGCATTTCGCTAGCTGGTTATGCGGCATCTGCTTCCAGAACCGCGTTGGTGCGCCCTCGCGCGTCGTCTGGACGTACTCCTCCCATCGCGCCACGCCGACCGCCGGACGCGGCCAATCCCTCCGCCACACGCGCACGCGAGCGAGAACGACGTTTTTGCCCTCGTCATACTCGTACTCCGGCTCGTCCTGGCCCGCGTAGAGCCCGGTTTGCTCCGCCTTGATCCGGAAGGAGTCGATTGACGCCTGAACCGCCCACTTGTCGCGCTTCGTTTGCGAGTCGTAGCGCTTCACGAAGTAGCACTCGCCGAGGATCGGGTTCAGCCCGCGAGCCTCCGCGATTGCGATGAGGGCGTGCGCTTCCGAGGCCGACGCACCACCACAGCACGTGTCGAGGATGACCTTCCGTTCGTCCTCGCTGAACCGCGTAGACAGGTTGGCTTTCGCCAGGCCCGGCCCCGCACGCATCATCGTCGCCACCTCTCCACCATTGCTCATCGTCCGTCCTCCTTGGCGAGCACGACGCCCGCGATGCGATGCAGTTCCCTCAACTCATCGGGCGACAGCCACAACTCGACGATCCGCTCATTGCGTATGTGGGCCAGTAACCAGCGCCGCCCATCGTCTACGCGGAGGATCCCGATCCTGTTGCCAGGCGGGAGCGGGTAGTCGGCCGGCTCGCACTTCGCGAGTGGCTTCGGAAGCAACCTCAGGTGTCCGGCGCGCGTCTTCATTTGACCCTCCGAATGGAGTCGGCGATTGCCTCTCCGGTCTCTTCCCAATGCCGCTGCGTCGCGAGACACGGCGCGCATGCGCACGTATCCGCGTGAAACACCCCCTTCGCTTCACGCTGCTTTCGCCGCGAGTAGTGCATGGCGCAGAGGCCGTGCGCGCGGTGGAGGAGCCCGCAGCCGGGCACCCCGCACGCACGACGCGTCCTGACGGACCGATGCGGCCGAACGGCGTACCTCTCGGCAAGCGCGGCTTGCGTTCCGGGCCGGGCCTTCAATGGACCCGCCTTGCGTCGTGAAGTTCATCCTCGAGGGCGCCGCACTGCTTCTCCGCCTGCAGCGCTCGCGCGCGCCACTTGTCGCGTTCCTCGAGGATGTCCGCGAGCCCCAGCGTCACGGCCGCGAGCGCCAGCGCCGAGCGACAGCCCGCGCAGTGAGCATCGTCGGGACGGTGGGCATACTGCATGACGCAGTGACACCGCGGGCACGCCTGCTCCCACCAGCGCCCGACCCAACGGCCGTCGCCGATCACTTGCCACCTCGACGCTCGGGGCGGCTAGGCCAATAGGAGAGGTGTCCGGCGCAGCGCGCGACCGAGATGCCCGCGACGGAGCTACCGCAGACCTCGCAGGTCTCGCGAGGCGGCGTCACGTCGGCGACGCTCGGCATGACGTCGTGCGGCCCGCTCGACTTCCAGGCGTCGTAACTCACGCCGACACCGCCCTCGTCAGCGTCGCGCCGCAGTCGAGGCACGTGCGCATCTCGCACGAGCCGGCCTCCCACGTGCCCTGGTACTTGCGCCGCTCCCAAGGCGTGGACGGCTTGCAAAAGCACTCTGGCGCCGCGGCTGCGTTGTAGGGCGGGGGTTGGGTTGTGCAGGTCGCGGCGTCAGAGGGCATGCCCTATTGATGCTACAGCCTTGTGGTACTGTCAAGTAGTAGGATTGAAGTCGTCTAATTCGGCCGCAAGGCTCAGTGGATGCGACTCTCCGCGCTCGTGCTCACCGCGCTTCTTGGGTGCTCGTCTGGCCGAACCGAGGCCGACTGCGAGCGCATCGCCGCCAACATCCGCAAGGCCGCCGCTCAGCAGGGGTTCCCGACGCAGGGGATCTGCAACAATCCCAACGCCACGGCTTTCAAGGCCGCGTGTGACGACCTCCACGCCTGCAACGACGAGGCGGACTAGCGGCCTACGACGCTCGGCGCTTGTGCGATTGGCTTGGCGGCGGGCTGCGCTTCGCTTCGGTCATGGCCACGCGCTTCGCCGCGCGCGCGTAGGACGCATCCTCGACGCGCTTTCGGTTGTCCGCGAGGAAGGCTTCAAGCCATTCCGAGGCGGTTCTATCGGCGTTTCCGTCGCGTCCTCGCACGAACCAGAACACGTCTTCCGTGACGTTCAGCGAGCGGGCAACGATCATCGCCTCTTCCACGGCCGACCGCGGCCCGCCCTCGCGCATCGGCTCGCGCCCAGTCGCAAGCCAATGCATGCGCACGCTGAGGAGATCGCACAGCACCTCGAGCTTCGTCAGGTCGATCCGGTCCTGTTCGCGGTACAGGATGCGCGTCAGGTAGCCACCGGAGAACCGTGCGGCGCGCTCGAGGGACGTCTGTGTAAATCCGGCGTCCTCGGCGGCTCGCATGATGCGCGCGCCGAGCGCCGTAAGCTTCCGGTCCTCCGAAGCTTTTCCCCCTGCCATTCTGCAGAAGTCTAGTACTGGGCTCACGGCCGGCGCTCTTCTAGGTTGCCAGTACTATCTTGAGGCAGTATGAATAGGGCATGAACAAAGCCCGCGCCCTCCGTACCGATGAAATGGGACCGCGAACGTCCGAGGGGACCCGCCTGCTGTGGCTGGTCCTCGCCAAGAAGGATTGGAGCCAGAATCGGCTCGCGTTGGAGCTGGGGCGCGAGGGCGCACGCGCCAAGCCACCGCTCAAGATCTCCTCGGGGCCGGTCAATCGATGGCTCCACGGGTTCAAGGTCCCGAACCTCCGATGGGCGCTCATCCTTGATGCCCTCCTCGACATCGACCCGCACACGTGGAACCAGCCACCGAAGCGCCCGATCGTCCTCCGTCTCGGCAAGGCCGCCTGACATGACGACTCACCCTGCGTTCCCCCTCCACGTTGCGCGAGATGCGCGCACGTCCATCGCTACTGTTCAGGTGGACATGGAAACCCCTGATCAGGGGTTGTGCCGCGACGAGGCCCTGGCACACGCCCGGCGTTTGCTCCGCGCCCTAGCTGAACGGTCGGGGCCCACCGCGTCTCAATGGCCCACTTCGGTGCAGAATCCTGACACGTCGATTTGTGGCAGGCTGACACAGGTTCAGCCTGAACGCTCCGCCCTTACCGATGGGATGGTTGCGGTGCTGTGCCTCGGCTGTGCCGTCGTCGGCCTCCTCACGGGGTACGTGGTCGCGAGCGGGGGCTGGCTGTGACGCCGCGTCTCCTCGATCGGAAGGCCGCCGCCGCCTACCTCGGGATCGGCGTGACGCTCTTCGACGAGGCGGTCCGCTACCCAAGAGGGACCGTGAGGCCCGTTCGCATCGGTGAGCGTGTGTTGTTCGCGAAGGAGGACTTGGACGCATGGGTCGACCGTCAGAGGGGGTCCACGTCCGCTGGAAACGTGGCTGGGCCTACGCCTGTTTCACGTGGGACCACTATGAGTACCGCATCGCGCTCCGCACGCGCGACAAGCGCGAGGCTAAGGAAGCCGCCTCGCGTGAGTACACCGAGGTCGTTAGCGGTCGGAAGCGTGCCGTCCGGCGGCAGCCGGGGAAGCTCCTAGACCTCGCCGACCTCCTCGACGAATGGCTCGAATCCAAACGCTCCGGCATCGATCCCGACACCTTCGAAACGGTCGAAGCGTATGCGCGGAGGTACGTCGACTACTTCGAGTCACTCGACCGAATCACCGAAGCGACGGGGATGGCGTTCGGGCAAGCGCGCCTTGCGCAGGTTCTCCGCACAAGCGTCAACCGCGAGCTCTCGTACCTCCGGGAGTTTTTGCGTTGGTGCAAGGTGCAGAGTGTTCTCGTGGCGACGCCGCACATCCCTCGCCTCCCCCCGAAGGCTCAGGGTGTGCGCGCGGGAAAGCATCGAGCGAAGTCCGTGCACGTGTCGCCGGAGCAAGCCGCCCAGATCCTCGCCCTTCTCCCCGAACAGTCGAAGACCATCGACGGGCGCAAGTGGCCGCTCCGCGCGCGCTTCGAGTTCATGTGGGAGACCACGTTGCGCCCTGAGACCATCTCCCGCCTCATGGTGCCCGACCACTGGCGTCCTGGCGCACGCCACCTCGAACTCGCGAACGAGGACGACAAGGCACGGTGGGGGCGAGAGGTCGACCTCACCGATCGCGCCGTCGCCATCCTCGAAAAGGTCGCGCCCGCGCGCGGTGTCATCTTCGGTCACCACATCTTCTACAAGGCGATCAAGAAGGCCGCCGCGGTCGTGCTCGGCCCCGTGAAGGGGAAGAGCTTCGCTCCCTACGACTTCCGCCACGGCCGCGCCAAGGCCCTCCTCGACGCTGGCGGTCCCATTCGCGGCGTCTCCTACGTCCTCGGCCACAAGCTCGTGAGCACGACCGACAAGTACCTGGCGCCCGAGCGTTCCGCGGGACGTCAGGCACTTACGATATCCGGCGGATTCTCGGACCCGCCTAAACGACGGAGGAAGAAAGATGGCAAAAACAAGGGTGAGTGACGGGGCTCGAACCCGCGACAACCGGAACCACAATCCCCCAACCATAAAGCAGTATCAGGCACTTGCGCGCTTTAGAGTCTCGCAGGCGCTCGGGGAATCATGCCTGTTTCCGCCGGTACCCGCACCGGGACCGGGAATCGTCTGATGGCCACCAAGAAGAAGGAGATCTACGCGCGCGTCGCGACGCAGCTCCGAACGAACGAGCGGGCCATCAAGGCCGAGTTGGTCTGTCCTGGCGCCATGGGGCTGTACCTCTTCCTCCTCCTCGACTCTCGTGGCGAGACGACCTCCGGTGATGTCGCGGAGGTCGTCGCCCTCGCCTCTTGGGGTGGGAAGGAGTCCTACCGCGCGAAGCAGGCACAAGCCCTCATCGCCTTTGGCCTCGTCGAGCGTCAAGGCGACCGACTGGTCGTTCTCCGGTACGACGAGCACAACGACACTCCAGAGGAGATCGAAGCGGCCAAGGCCCGTGCTCGCGATCGCATGTACAAGGTCCGCGAACGCAAGGTCAGTTCGCCTCCTGTTCAGCGAACATCATGCGAACACACACGCGATGTTCCTAGCTCTTGCTCTAGCTCTATCTCTGAAGAAAAGATCCCAGAAGAGATCCCTTCCGCGCGCGCGAGGCCCGACCCGTCGGCCGACCCGCCGCCATGGTGGGCGGGGGTGCTTGAGACCCTGAGCCAAACGACGGGCGTCGACCTACCCGCTGGCGAGGCATGGCTGGCGTACGCTGGCCATCGGGCAGGCAAGACCCGAGCGGCAACCCGCGAAGACGCGCTGTACTGGCTCACGACCGTCATGGTTCCGAAGGCCAGAAAGGCTCGCATCGACGCCGCCGACAAGCGCGAACGCGAAGCCAAGTGGGACCAGGAACGCTCCGGCCCACGCCTCGTGGCGGTCGCTCCCGCCCCGTACCACGCGGCCTACCGGCCACCCCGCGACGACGCGCGCGCCCCGCCTGAGGTCGCCGCGGCGGCGCTACAGCGGCTCACCGGGGCGCTGTGCACGTGAGCCTATTCGTCGTCCAGGTCCTCGTCCGCGAAGGTCCGGGCGTCGAAGTCTCGGGCGCGATCGCTCGGCGGACCTACGTGCTCCATGAGCCCGGTGTGCGCCTCCACGGCCCGCTTGAACTTCGGGAGCGTCATCGCCTCGAGCACGCGCACGCGCTCGCGCGTGAGGTTCAGCAGGTCGCCGGCCTCGTGGAGGGTGACTGGCCCGCGCGCGGCGACATCGAGCGCGCATGTCTCGCGGAGCTCGCCCAGGTCACCCTCGCCGACCTCGGGGAAGTTCATCTTGATGCTCCCCGTCTTCGCCGACACGTCGAGGTACAGGTGGTGCCGACAGCCTACCCACGGGCACGGGCGCGGGCCATCGATGCAGTCCGCGCGCGTCTTCGGTCGGGGCGGGAGCGGGTCGACCTCCTCGAGCGCATCGAGCTCTTGGCCGACGATCGCGAGATGCCGCTTCGACGCGCGAGTCATGGACTCCGAGCGGGATCGAACGGTTCGCGATCGCCGCCAGCGACTGCGCCGCCGCTCATCCGCGTCCGGCGGGCCCATGGTTCACCGGCCTCGACGGATGATCATCCGCGCCAGGACGCACGCGTCAACGGCCAGCCGGAGAGCTCCGTACGCGAGCGCGAAGGCCGCGCGGCGAAGCGTGCCGATGCGCTCGGGCGCCACCTCGTAGATGGCCAGTGTCTTGCGGTCGACGCCAAGAAGCCGCGACAATTGGAGCTTGCTCACGCCCGCATCCTTTCGGGCCCCCGTGTCGCGTACCATGGCCGAATAATGGGCCTTTTCCACCGGTAATACCGTATTTCCCTCATTTATTGGGGGGCACCGCGGAGGGCTCGGGCGCTACGGATTGGCCATGGAGGGGCCTCCGACCGGCCGCGTCGCCCTCATGCGTCAATTGCAGGCGCGCGGGGCGGTTCGCCTCGACGCCACCGTGTCCCTCCTCGGCCCGTACGCGGAGGACGACGAGCGTCGTCGCTGGCGCATCGTCATCACGGGCATCGGCCCGCTCAGGACCTTCTCGGGGCGCACCGTGGAGGAGGCCCTTCAGCAGGCCCTTCACGCCACGCACGAACCCGTGGGCACCGAGTCGGACCCGTTCCCCTCCTCGCCGCCGGAGCCGTACCGATGAGTCAGGCAGTCACGCGTACGCGCGCGAAGGCGGTCACGTCGTCGGAGCTGGAGGTCCGCGTCGCGGAGATCCGCATGCGTATGCGGGCCGGGCTGTGGAAGCGGGGTGAGACGGCCCTCGAGCTCGCGGAGGTGTGGGGTGTGACGCAGGCGACCGTCGAGGGCTACTCGGCGGAGGCATGGCGTAGGGTGTGTGCGGAGGCCGACGACGCCAGCGCGGCGCGGCCGACCATCGCGGGGACGCTGGCCATTGCGTTCGAGCAAGCGGCGGTAGCCAAGGAGTTCCGGGCTGTGGCCTCGCTCGCTGACACGTGGAGCAAGGTCGTAGGGGCGCGGGCGCCTGAGCGTCACGAGCACGCGCACGTCGTGGCGCAGTTCGAGGCCTTGCCGCGTGAGGGGAAGGTCGCATGGCTCCGCGAGCGCGCGGCGAAACTGATCACGGAAGCGGATCGGTTGGAAGTCGAGGGATAACCAGACTTCTGGGAAGTCTTATCTTGAGACGATGCCCCTTCCGGCCAGGAAAGCCGCCTGCCATCCCGATCGACCGCACGTTGCACGTGGACTCTGCTCGGCCTGCTACCAGGCCGCGAAGCATGGCCGGATCCCAAAGCCGCCGCTGCGGTCGAAGTCGGTCGCGTACTGCCACCCCGAGCGTCCGCACGCCGCGATGGGCCTGTGCGTGAGCTGCTACCAGATGTTCAAGGTGAAGCGCCGACCTTCGAAGGAATACCCGCGTGAGTACTTTCGAAACCGGCATTACCTCACCAAATACGGAATCACCTCGGCCGAACGCGACGCGATGGCCTCCGCCCAAGGCAACGCGTGCGCGATCTGCAAACGAACCGAGACCCAGCCGTTGCATCTCGATCATTGCCACGAGACAGGCAAGGTGCGCGGCCTGCTTTGCGGGCCATGCAATCAAGGTCTCGGGCTCTTTCGTGAAGACCCGAACAGACTGCGTGCGGCGGCAGAGTATCTGTCGTCGTGAACGCTGCAGAGCTCGCGGCGATTGAGACCATCCTGCAGCGTGGGCGGCAGACAAACTACTGCCCCCATCGTCCGCACCCCAAGCAAGCCGAGTTCATCGCACTCGATTGCCATGAGGCGCTCTACGGAGGCGCCGCGGGCGGCGGCAAGTCGGATGCGTTGCTCATGGCGGCACTTCAATACGTCCACGTCCCCGGATACTCGGCGCTGGTCATGCGTCGCACCTACCCCGATCTGTCACTCCCCGGCGCCATCATGGATCGCGCGCGCCAATGGATGGCCAACACGGATGCAACGTGGAACGACCGCGACAAGAGATTCACGTTTCCCAGCGGCGCGACGCTTCAATTTGGCTACTGCGACACGGAACGCGACCGCTACCGCTACCAAGGCGCTGAGTTTCAGTACATCGGCATCGATGAGCTAACTCAATGGCCAGAGGCGTGGTACCGCTACCTCTTCTCGCGCCTCCGTCGCCTTGTGGGCACCGAGGTTCCGATGCGCGTGCGCGCCGCCACGAACCCCGGCGGCATCGGCCACGAATGGGTGCGGCGTCGGTTCATCGAGCCCGGCGACGACGAGCGGCCATTCATCGCGGCACGCCTTGACGACAACCCGAGCCTCG